TCACGCTCATTTCGGCATTCGCTTTCGCGGCAGCGGTGACGGTGAATGGGATCTCGTGCGGCTCGCTGAAGTCCCTGACGCTGAGCGGGACGGGTGACTACACGGTATCGACTGACGGCACCTGTGGCGCTGTCTCCCCTGTGGAGCCTCCTGCCTCGACGTGCCCGCCTGGAGCAAAGTGCATAAAGCGCACATGGCCGATCAACCCGCAGGAGACCATCACGCTAGACGGTACAAGCGTGCTGGCGATTGAGGTCAAGTCGGGCGCTAGTGGGGCGGGCAAGCTGATGACGGCTTACACAGCCGGGAATTCGGGCAATCGCCAAGTGGCCATATCGAGCAAGCCGGGAGACTTCGCGCCGCCTGCGCCATGCCTCAAGTCTGGCACGCAGTCCACAACGACCTATTGGGGCATCGGCGCGGCGAATCAGTCGCAGTGCCTCATGGCCCCGAATCAAACGTACTGGGTAAACATCCGGCACACGACCTGTTCTGGCCGGTGCGAATTTATCCTGAAGGGGTACTGACATGGCACGCGACGTGAAAGAGCACGCGAAGGACTTGGACGGGCTGGCGAAGAATATCGACAAGCTCGGCAAAGAGTTCGAGAAGGTCAAGACCGGCGTCAAAGAGTCGCTGAAAGAGGATAGCCACGATCCGCTGATGAATGCGGTCAAGGGTGCGGCGGATGCGTCCCCGTATTGGTTCTCGCACGCTGCACTGATCGGGCTTGCCGTGGCGGCTGTCGTAATCGTCGCGCTCGTTGTGGCGCTGGTAATCTGAGGGATAGGACATGCTGACCGACGCACAACTGCAAACGCTCGCCGCCGCCCTGCGAGCCGAAACAGATCAAACCGTGGTGGCCGCGATGGCGATCCGCAACGACGTGGCGCTGCGCGATTGGTGCAACGGCGCGAGCGCAGTGGATGCGTGGAACGAGGCGATGGGTTCGCGCGATCTGTTCGAGGCGACCGACGTGACGAAGTTCGACGCTGTTAACCCCGGCAAGCGCGATGCGTGGCGGCTGTTGCTGGAATTCGCCCCTATCGACTTCACGCGCCAGAAGATGCGCAAGGCCGTGCCGGATGTGTGGGGCACTACCGATGCTGTCGCGGTGCTGCAAGCCTGCACGCGCAAGGCCACGCGGGGAGAGGTGTGCTTGGGCGGCAGTGATGCGACGACGAACACCGTCACCGCGAAGAAGCTTAACTACAGCGGCAGCATCTCGCTTGATGACGTGTCGAACGCGCTGAACAGGTACTAAGCCGATGGCTAATGACGCGATCATGAAGTGGTCGGCAACGACCACAACGGTTATCGACCTCACTGCCGACCTGACGAACAACAGCGTGGCGGGCGGCACGACGTTGCTGGACAACTCGACGGAGTTGATGCCGTATGCGCGAGCGACGTTCAACAACCCCGGCACGTTCGGCGCGGCTCCGACGAACAATTCGACGGTGAACCTGTACGCGGTGCTACAGGATACGGACGGCACCAGTGACGACACGGCAGCGCCGACTGGTTCAGATGTAGAGTCGGCGCGCTTCCTGGGCGCGTTCACCATCTACGACACGGATGAAGAACAGCGCTGCTCGATTGATATCGACCTGATGGGCATCCAGAAGGCGTATTTCTACATCGAGAACAAAACGGGGCAGACGATCACGGGCAGCGCCTCGCACATCTACGTCAAAATCACGCCGTACACGCTGACGCCGAGCGCGTAACCCGTGAGCGTCATACTCCTGCCGGACAAGTGGCGCAGGCAGCCGCGCGGGCCGGTACTGGTTAATTTAGACCACCCTTTAGCGCGCAAAATTTCCTATGCAATAGTTGATGGGGTTGATTTACTCAATCCGTCTCTATCGCAGCTAACATTCGCAGAAAATAATATTTATGGCAGAGTTTTTCGAGGATCGTCGCCGCACAAAGTTAGCGCGGACACGGCTGAATCAACAGTAATTGGCCATCACTATTACGCTGGCGATAATAATGATTATGCGGCGCTGTCGTGGGGATTTTATGTAAGCGCAGGCAACAATAGTCAACTCGGCATTGGCATGGGGCCAATAACCGGGAGTTCAATTTATGCGGTTAACAGGGCGAACAGCGCTGGGAGCACCGAACTTGAACCATCAATCACGATCCCCTATAGCGCAATATGGGCGATCACGGGAACTTTGGGCAGCGGCGCAGCCGCGAAAGCGTATAAAAACGGTGTTTATTTTGCGAATGTTGCGCAGAGCGGGAGCGGAACGTTCTCCCAAAGCACATCAAGGACTTTTGATTCATATTTAAGCTCATCAAGCGGAAAAGCCTCGGCTTGGAATTATAAATTCAATCGCATTCTTCCCCCAGAAGAGATACGCGAGTTATCGAACGCCCCATACCAGATTCTTGTAAAGACACCCCGCATCCTCTACTTCACCGCCCCATCAGGCGGCGGGGCGACGATTGCGGGGGATAGCCTCACGCACGCGCACTCACTGAGTTCGCCGAGCCTGACGCAGGCCAACGTGCTCGCAGTCCAGGGCGCGAGCCAGGCGCACAGCCTCGGAGCGCCAGCGCTGACACAGCACAACGTGCTGGCCGTCAACGCCATCGCGCAGGCGCACGCCCTGGGCAATGTCACGCTGACGCAGGCGCATATCCTGACGGTGCAGGGGATTGGCCAGGCGCACAGCTTGGGCGCGCCTAGCTTGACGCAACACAATGCGCTGACGCCCGCCCCACTGACGCAGGCGCAGACGCTTGGCAACATCACGCTGACAATCGCCGGCTCGATCGCGGCGGCCGACATCGCGCAGGGCCATAGCATCGGCACGCCTGCGCTGACGCAGCACAACATCCTGGCAGTGGCCGCGCTGATGCAGGCGCAGAGCCTGGGCCAGCCGGCGCTATCGCAGGCCGGCACGCTCGCTGTCCAGGGCATGACGCAGGCGCAGGTGCTGGACGCTGTGACGCTGGCTCAGCATCACGCGCTCGCCGTCCAGGCGCTGCTGCAGGGTCATGCGCTCGGCAGCATCACGCTGACCGCCTCGGACGCGCTGGCGATCGACGGGTTGACGCACGCGCAGATCCTCGGCTCGCCGAGCCTGACGCAGCACAACGTCCTCGCCGTCCAGAACATGACGCACGCGCAGATCCTGCAGGCCGTCACGCTCGGCGGGCTGGTCATCGGCTCACTGCGGGGCACGCTCGTGGCGTACTCGCTGCTCGATGGCGAGGTCGTGTGCAGGGCGCTGCTTTCCGGATCACTCGAAACTGTCCACTAAGGAGGGCCGGCAATGGCCAAAGTTATCCCCGACGCCATCCTCGACGCGATGCTCGACGCCGCCGAGGGCACGATCATGTGCGTCTGCTCGGCCGAGCCGACTACCTATGCCGAGCTGACCAGCACCTACAAGCTGGCCGACGTGGTGATAGACGGCACCGACTACACCGCCGCCAACGGCGACAGCTCGGGGCGCAAGAACACCATTCAGGCGCAGTCGGCCGTCCCTATCGACAGCTCGGGAACCGCCACGCACGTCGGCGTCGGGCGCACCACGGGCTCGGTGCTGCTGGTCGTCACCACCTGCACCAGCCAAGCACTCACCTCTGGCGGCACCGTCGATATCGGCGCGTGGAAGCAAGAGCTGGCCGATCCGGCGTAATCAGGAGAACACACATGGAACTGCGAAGAATCGAGATCACCGAGGCCACGCTTAAGCTCGGTGCGATGACCTACTACGCGGGCGACGTGAAGTCGTTCCCGGCAGCCGAGGCAGCCGAGTACATCCGCCTCGGCTGGGCCAAGGACGCGGAGACTGGCGAGACCGGAGAGCGCAAGCCTGGCGGGCAGCCGCTGCGGGTTGATCCCGTGACTCTGGCGGTGGGTGGCTGATGAGTTGCGACCTGACCCTGTATGTCGATAACTCGAACGTTGTCGAGTTGCAGGGTCTCACAAACAGCGCGTCAGGCGATTTTGACGTGGGCGCAACGGTGACCGTCACGTTATATGACCGTGATGGCGTTGCTGTTACGGGCCAGGTGTGGCCGGCGACAATGGCCTATGTCACGGGCACTGATGCGACCTATCGCGCGACGCTGGAAAGCGATATCGATATCGTTGCTGGACGCGTATACCGTGCCGTTGTGAGCGCGACGGGATCTGGCGGAGAGACTGGCAAGTGGACGGGGTCGGTGATCGCTGAAACCCGATCCTGCACATAACGCGCCAGGGGCGCAGCATCGAGCCGGGGGCGAGATGGCGGTAAGAACGAAATACAGGCCGGAGTTCTGCGATCAGGTGCGCAAGCTCTGCCAGCTCGGGCTGACCAACGAGGAGTTGGCAAAATTCTTTGAAGTCTCGCGCGAGACGCTGAACCAGTGGATGCACAGGTATCCAGAGTTCCGTGCCGAGCTGCTGGAAGGTAAGACGCTGGCTGACGCTGAGGTGGCCAACAAACTGTTCCACCGCGCCTGCGGGTATAGCCACGCGGCGGTTAAGATCTTGCAGTATGAAGGGGCGCCGATCGTCGTCGATTACACCGAGCATTACCCGCCGGACACGATGGCGTGTATCTACTGGCTCAACAACCGTCGGCGTCAGAACTGGCAGCGCACTCCGGATAAGGATGGCGGTGATGATGACCTTCCGCCCACCAAGGTGATATTCGAGGTGCGTGATGCGCGCAAGGCCAGCCGCCGTACGCGCGACGCTGAACCGGCCGCAGTCTGAGTTCCTGAACCTGCCGCACAAGTTCCGCGCCTACGTGGCGGGGTTCGGCGCGGGCAAGACGTGGGTCGGGTGCACGGGGATGCTGGCGCACGCATACCTGCATCCGAAAGTTAACATGGGCTACTTCGCCCCGACGTATCCGCTGATCCGGGACATTTTCTACCCGACGGTCGCCGAGGTCGCGGAAACGCTCGGCCTGCGCATCAAGGTGAAGAAGGGCGACCACGAGGTCGAGATCTACAGCGGGAGCCGCTTCCGGGGCCAGGTGTTCTGCCGGTCGCTGGACGATCCGGCGAACATCGTGGGCTTCAAGATCGGCCACGCCCTGGTCGACGAGCTCGACATCCTGGACGCGGCCAAGGCCGAACAGTCCTGGCGCAAGATCGTCGCGCGCATGCGCTACAAGGTGCCGGGGGTCCGCAACGGAATCGATGTCACGACGACGCCCGAGGGTTTCAAGTTCGTCCATCGGCAGTTCGTGAAGGCGGTGCGGGACAAGCCGGCGCTCAGCGGCAACTACGGGCTGATCCACGCGTCGACGTATGACAACGAGGAGAACCTGCCCGACGACTACATCGACTCGATGCTTGAGTCGTATCCTGGGCCGCTGATTCAGGCGTACCTCGAGGGGCAGTTCGTCAACCTGAAGTCGGGGCGCGTTTACCACGCCTTCGATCGGCGCGCGAACCACTGCGCGGACACGATCCGGCCCGCCGAGGCGCTGCATATCGGGATGGATTTCAACGTCGGCAACATGAGCGCGGTGGTCCACGTGAAGCGCGACGAGCGTCCGCGAGCTGTCGACGAGATCTCCAAGGGGTTCGACACGCCGGACATGGTCCGGATGCTGAAGGAGCGGTACTGGGAGTATCGCGACGGGGACTATCGCAAGACGCGCGAGGTCTACATCTACCCGGATGCCTCGGGCGACTCGCGAAAATCCGTCAACGCCGCGGCGACGGACTTGGCGCTACTGCGCGCGGCGGGCTTTGCGGTGCGCGCGCCGAACTCTAACCCGCCCGTGCGGGATCGGGTCAACGCGATGAACGGGGCGTTCTGCAACGCCAAGGGAGATCGGCGTTACCTGGTGAATACGGACATGTGCCCGGCGTATGCCGACTGTCTCGAGCAGCAGGCCTACGGGACGAATGGCGAGCCCGACAAAAAGCAAGGCCTCGATCACCTGCCGGACGCCGGCGGGTACTTCGTCCACTATGAATACCCGCTGGTCAAACCCGCGACGCATATCAAGATGAGGATGGCGACCTGATGGCAGATGTGACGTTCACCCGCGACGAGTACACGGAGGCGCTGCCCGCGTGGTCGCTCGTCGCCGACGTGGTCGCGGGCGAGCGCGCGATCAAGGCCGGCGGTACCACCTACCTGCCGCAGCCGAATCCGAGCGACACCAGCACGGAGAACGTCGAGCGATACGCCCAGTACCTGGCGCGCGCGGTGTTCTACGGCGCCACCGGGCGCACGCTGCGCGGGCTGGTGGGCGCGGCGTTTCGCAAGGTGCCGACGCTGGCGATCCCGACCAGCCTCGACTACATCGCCGACGACATCGACGGCGCCGGGGTGAGCGTCTACCAGCAGTCGCAGGGCGTGCTCTCGCGCGTGCTGCAGACTGGCCGCCATGCGCTGCTCGTGGATTATCCGCAGGTGGCCGCGCCGGCCTCGCGCGCCGACATGGCCTCGGGCCGGGTGCGCTCGACCATCGTCAGCATCAACGCCGAGCAGGTGATCAACTGGCGCACCGAGAAGCGCGGCGCGGCGCACCTGCTGACGCTCGTGGTCATCGCCGAGACGCGCGAGGTGGTGAGCGAGGACGGTTTCGGCTCCGAGACCGAGCCGCAGTTCCGGGTGCTGCGCCTGGGCGAGAAGGGCTACACGCAGGAGATCTGGCGCGCCGCCGGCAAGGGCTGGGAGCTGGCCGAGGGGCCGATCGTCGTCACCGATGGCGCAGGGCGCCCGTGGGACGTGATCCCGTTCGCCTTCGTGGGCGCCGAGAACAACGACGCCAGCGTCGACGCCTCGCCGATCTACGACCTCGCCACGCTGAACGTCGCGCACTACCGCAACAGCGCGGACTATGAGGACAGCGTCTACCTCGTGGGCCAGCCGCAGTACGCCATCGCGGGGCTGACCGAGGAGTGGCGCGACCACCTCGAGGCGCGCGGGATCTACATCGGCGCGCGCGCTCCGCTGCTGCTGCCCGAAGGCGGCGGGCTGACCATCGCGCAGGCGCAGCCCAACAGCCTCGCCAAAGAGGCGATGGACCAGAAAGAGGCGCAGATGGCCGCCCTCGGCGCGCGCCTGCTTCAGCCGGGCAGCGCGGTCAAGACCGCCACCGAGGCGCAGGGCGACCAGGAGGCCGAGCACTCGGTGCTGTCGCTGGCGGTGTCCAACGTGTCCGAGGCGTACAGCCTGGCGCTCGGCTGGATGGCGCGCTTCATGGGCGCCGAAGGTGGCGAGATCGACTACGCCATCAACCAGGAATTTACGAAGCTGGTGCTCGACCCGGCCATGCTCACGGCGCTGATTGGCGCGTGGCAGTCGGGGCAGATTCCCGAGGCCGACCTGTGGCAGCAGCTGCGCAAGTACGGCGTGATCGCCGAGGACAAGGACGACGAGACCATCCGCGGCGAGCTGGAGACGCAGAACCCGGGCCTCGGGCTGACGGACGATGGCGCAGACGGCTGAACGGCTGGTCGAGATCGGCACCCGCCACCAGGTGCTGCTCGAGCGCGTGAAATCGGGCGAGGCAAACCAGTTCGCGGCGTTCCTGCGCGAGATGGACCGGCTGCTGCGCGAGCGGCTCGGATCGGCGACCCTGACCGAGTTCGGCCGCGCGCGTGCCGAGGCGCTGGTGGCCGACATCGAGCGACAGCTCACCGCCATCTACGGCCGGTTCTGGGGCGAGCTGTCGGGGCGGCTGATCGAGATTGCGCAATACGAGGCCGAGTTCGAGGCGCGGTCGCTGAACGAAGTCTCGGGCGGCGCGTTCGAGGCGGTGCTCCCGGCACCGGTGCAGGTGGCTGCCGCGGTCATGGCGGCGCCGCTGTCGGTGCGCGGCCCGGATGGCGGCAAGCTGCTGGAGAGCTTCGTGCGCGACTGGACGACCGCCGAGGCCAAGCGCGTCAGCGGCGCGATCCGCCAGGGATTCTACGAGGGCGCGACCACCTCGAAGATCCTGCAGGCGGTGCGCGGCACGAAGGCCAACGGCTACCGCGACGGCATTCTGGCGATCAGCAACCGCAACGCCGAGGCGGTGGTGCGCACCGCGGTGCAGCACGTCGCCAGCACCGCGCGGCAGGCCACCTGGTCGGCGAACAGCGACATCGTGAAGGGCGTGCAATGGGTGTCGACGCTCGACAGCCGCACGACGCAGGTGTGCCGCTCGCTCGACGGGCGCGTGTTCCCGGTGGATTCCGGCCCGAGGCCGCCGATCCATGTGCGCTGCCGCTCGACGACGGTGGCGGATCTCGGATTCAGCCGCAAGAACGCCATTCGCTCGTCTCAGGACGGCGGAGCGGCGGCGAACCTGACCTATTACGAGTGGCTGAAGACGCAGCCGGCCGGATTCCAGGACCAGGCCATCGGCAAGACGCGCGGCGCGCTGCTTCGCCGGGGCGGACTGTCCGCTGAGCGCTTCGCCGAGCTGAACCTGGGCAAAAACTTCCAGCCGCTCACGCTCGCGCAGATGCGCGATCTCGAACCGCTCGCCTTCGAGCGCGCGGGACTGTAACGCCGGCCGAGCCGGCACAACTGCCCGGAGGGCAACGACGATGGCAAAGTTCAAACTCGAAGACGGTACCGAGATCGAGGCGTTCACCGCCGACGAGGTAAAGGCGCAGATCGAGCAGGAAACCTCGGGCCTCAAGGGCAAGGTCGATGAGTTGCTGAAGGAGACGAAGGCCGCGAAGGACGCGCGCAAGGCGGCCGAGGAAAAGGCGGCACGCGATGCCGAAGAAGCGGCCCGCAAGGGCGGCGACGTGGAGGCGCTGGAAAAGAGCTGGCACGCCAAGCTCGAAAAGCGCGAGCGCGAACTCTCCGCGCAGATCGAATCCATGCAGGGCAGCATCACGACCATGACGGTCGACAACGTCGCGGTGCGCCTGGCCAACGAGATTGCCGTGCCGGGGTCGGCTGACATCCTGATCCCGCACATCAAGTCCCGCCTCGCTGCCGAGCAGCGCGACGGGCAGTTCGTCACCGTGGTGCGCGATGCCGCCGGGAAACCGAGCGCCGCGACCCTGGACGACCTGAAGAC